TACTAGATAATTCTTCTACTACTCAAACAAAAACTGGATCATTAGCAGCAGCTAGTTTTATTCCAACATCTTCTACCGTTCCTACAAATGGAATGTATCTTTCTGCAGCAAATACATTAAATTTTGCAACTAATACAACAAATAGAATGAGTATTGATTCTGCTGGACTAGTAACTATTCCAGGCGCACTTACTGTTACTGGAGATTTAACGGTAAATGGAACAACAACAAATATTAATACAACTAACTTAGTTGTAGAAGACAAAAATATTATTTTAGGAGATGTTGCTAGTCCTTCCACTACCACTGCCGATGGCGGAGGTATTACTTTATTAGCAGGCGGAAGCAATAAAACATTTAATTGGATAAATGCAACAGACAGATGGACTTCAGGCGTTGGACTAGAAGCAACTTCATTTGTTAAGACATCTGGAACTTCATCCCAGTTCTTAAAAGCTGATGGTTCTGTAGACTCATCAACGTATTTAACTACAGGAACAGCATCTTCTACATATGCTGTTATCTCAGGAACTCTTGCCCAATTTGCATCAACAACATCTGCTCAACTAGCAGGAGTTATTTCTGATGAAACTGGTTCTGGTAAGCTTGTATTTGCAACTTCACCTACCCTATTAACATCTTTAACTTTAACTGGTGGCGCCCTAGGAGGTACCGCTACAAATGAAGTAATAGTTGATACAATTTCTGCTACAACTTCAAACGTTGATTATATTAAAACTAAATGGAGAAGAATTTCAACTGGTGCGGACTGGCAGACTGCACAGGCAAAGATACAAAGAACCGTAGATGTAACAGATATGGGTTATATTGGATTTGGCGGAACATCTACTTATGATGTAAGAATTGGTTCAGCAACAACAGATATTGCAATATTTGAGCCTAATATAATAAGATTTAAAACATCAGTAGGAGAATCAGTAACAGTGTCTGCAACTGCTGCTGCAACAACTGTAACATATGATGTAATTACTAATAAGAATGTTTTATACTATACAACAAATGCAACAGCTAACTGGACATTTAATGTTCGTGGAAGTGCCTCAGTTTCTCTAAATACATTAATGGATACTGGACAATCATTAACTGTTGTATTTATGAATACTAATGGAACTACTGCTTATTATGCCAGCGCCTTCCAAATTGATGGAACAGCGGTTACTCCAAAGTGGTTTGGCGGCTCAGCTCCAACAGCTGGAAATGCAAGTAGCATAGATGTATATACATATAATATTATCAAGACGGGATCAGCTACCTATACAGTTTTAGCGTCGCTGAATAAGTTCGCATAGGAATAAAATGTCACCAATATTAGGAGCACTAGGAGCAGCTACTGTAAGAGGGTTTAGAGCCCTTGGAACTGCATTTTCTAATTTTATTGATAATTTTAATAGAACAACTTCTGGATCTTTAGGAACTCCAAGCGGTGGAACAGGAACATGGTTAGCTACAAAAGGAACTTGGAATGCAAATGGAACTAAGGGAACATCCGCAGACGCAGCATCCACGTATCCTCTTGCTTCAGTTGAAATGGGTACTCCAAATATTACAATTAATTTAGATGTTGATTCAACAAATAGTAACGGATCAGGTGCAGCATTTTGGGTTTCAGATTCAGCAAACTGGTGGGGCGTCGTTCCATGGCAAGCAACATCAGTAACATATTCACAAGCTTGTTCAACATATGGTCAATCTGGAGCAAGCTATGCATGTAATGCATATGGTCAATCTGGACCAGGTTATTCATGTAATGCATGGGGTCAATCTGCACCAGGTTATTCATGTAATGCATGGAGCCAAACTGGACCAAATTATAGTTGTGGTGGAGGAGTCCAATATTTCTTTACATATTGTACATTTGGACAAGTAACAAATTATGGACAAGTATGTAATGCGTATACTACTGTTTTTCAATGTACGAGCTGGAGCCAGGGATATGATGGATTAAGAGGATTTTATTTTTCTAAATGTAATGCTTATGCAGATGTACAAAATTGTACTACATGGAGTTCAGCCGTAACAGGATATAGCTGTTCTGGTGGATCTACTTCACAAGGTTCAGGTTATATATGTCAGGTTCAAAATGGACCATTTTATGGTCAAATATGTAATAACCAAACTGGTCCATTTTATAGCCAAGTATGTAATTCATCTAGTGGTCCATTTTATAGCCAAGTATGTAATTCATCCAGTGGTCCATTTTATAGCGCAGTGTGTAATGCATATTTTAGTCAAACTAATAATAATCCAGGAACAAGATATTTAAGATTAATTAAATCTGTAGCAAATACAGTTACAACTGTAGTTGATCAAACAGTTGCAGCAACAGTAGCATCAATTAAAGTAATAGTTTCTAATGGTACTATTACAGGAAGAGCTTACTCTGGAACTGGTCAAACTACTCAAACTGGCTCAGATTTAACAAATACACCTGTTTCACCAACAACAGGAACTAAGCATGGAATTATTTTAGCCCCAGGCGGTTATACCCAAGGAAATACTGTAGACAACCTAAGTATTATACTGCCTTGACCCCTTGGCTTCAAAATAAAAATCTGATATACTATATCAATATGGAGGAAAAAAATGACAATTAATGTACCAAGAGCTCTGACAGAGATTTTATCTGAAATAGAGGAAGAAAAAAGCGCAGCGTTAGAGGCTATTGAAATTACACAGCCTTACCACATTGCCTTTGTTATTGACGGAGTTGCACAGCAAGTTTTTCATGTAGATGAAAGAATGGCTGCCATTTTCCTTAGCAACCCTTTAATTGTTCCTTGCGACTCGCCTGCAAATGGCGGACCAGATACTGGTTGGAATTATAACGCAGAGACAAATACATTTACTAAAAACTAGTAAATTTTTAAATTAAAAGAAAGTTTTTTAGTGAAATTTGTTCATTTTATACCAGACTTTCTACAAGGAAGTCATTTAGATGGAATTCCTAATCCAGATGTAGCAAAGAAATTTGTTCCATCATGGTATAAAAAATCTGAAATGATTTACGAATTAGATTCAGGCCAGGAAATGCCTGGCCTAAAAACATGCATTCCTTTCTTAGACGCCTTGATATCTGGCTATATGCTTCTTACTCCATGTAATATTTATGTAAAAAAGTTAGATGACGGATCAATTGATATTGATTGGGATGATGTTCCAGGTCTTTCAAATCCTATAGACGAAAGAAAAGGATTGACTGGACATCTTATTCCAAGGCCCGCAGGACATAATAATGCCCACTTGGTATGGACTCCAAAGTGGGGATGGAAATCTCCTAGAGGATATAGTATACTAGTTACACATCCGTTAAATCGTTTTGATTTACCATTTACTACAATGAGTGGATTGGTAGATAGCGATAAGTTTTATGGTTCAGGCAATATTCCATTTTTTATTAGAAATGATTTTGAAGGAACAATAGAAAAAGGAACTCCGTTTGCACAATTAATACCGATTAAAAGAAAAAGATGGAAAGCAGTATACGATCCAGCAATTACAAGCTTGATAAGAGAAAGTGGAGAAACTGTTAGAAAATATCCGAGAGGCGGATATAGAGATAATCTTCACGTTAAGAAGGAATACGAATAATGAATAAAAATGAAAAAGTTTGTATTGGTTGGATAGACTCTGGAACGGTTTATTCTGGATTCATTGCATATCTTTCACAAATATTAATAAATAGATCAAATAGGATAAATGATGTCGTTGTAGCAAGTGGTCCATATCTTTCATGGAATAGAAACAGCATGATCGACATGTTCCTTGAAACAGAGTCAGATTGGCTACTATCTTTAGATAGCGACTTATGTATCCCAATTGAATCATTTGATGAGTTAGTTCAATCAGTTGATAAAGACGAATATCCAATTATGGGAGGATTATATTATCTTCCTCTAAATGGTGGTAAAAATATATTTCCATCTGCCATGAAGCTTTTGGACGATAAGCAAGGCGTATTCTTAAGTATGGAAGAATGTTCAAAAGATAAAGGAATTGTAACTAATTTACACTCAGTTGGTAATGGTTTCTCTATGATCCACAGATCGGTTTTTGAAAAAATAAAAGATGCAAATGGACAAAAACTTGGTTGGTTTAAAGATGAGTATAGAGAAGAATATGACACTTGGATATCTGACGATGTATATTTTTATGCTCAATGTAGAGCATTAGGAATTAAAATTTCTTTAAATACAAATACTACTTCGCAACACTTAAAGGTATTTAAGGTAGATGAAAATTCATTTTTAAATCATTCTGCCTCTATGATGCAGCATAATCATAATCACGATCATGATCATGGACATGATCACTCTAATGATGTGTGGCCACCAAATAAAAAGACAAGCTGGTGGACAAAAAAGAAAAAGGTATAGTTAATGAAAGTACTACTTACAGGCGCAGGCGGATTTGTAGGCCATCATACACTAGAACACCTTCTTAAAAAAACTAATTGGGAAATTGTTTGTTTAGACAGTTTTAGACATAAAGGAATGTCCGCAAGAATGCGGGAAGTTTTTAATGCTAATCCAGAACATAGGCATAGAGTTTCTGTAATTACACATGACTTAAGATCTCCACTAGATCATATAACTATAAAAGAAATAGGTAATGTAGATACAATTATAAATATGGCATCAGAATCACATGTTGACAGAAGCCTTATTTATCCAAGGGAATTTATTAATAATAACGTAGAGCTTTGCCTAAATATGCTTGAGTATGCTAGAACTTTAGATAGCCTTTCTTTATTTATACAAATATCTACTGATGAGGTTTATGGTCCAGCAAAACATGGCGATCATCCAGAATACGATCCAATACTCCCATCAAATCCGTATTCAGCAAGTAAGGCTGCACAGGAAGCTATAGCTATTTCATACTGGAGATCATACAATGTTCCAATGGTTTTATCAAATACCATGAATATGTTTGGAGAACGACAAGATGTTGAAAAGTTTATTCCTAAAACAATTAACTGTTTAAGAAGTGGTAAAAAGATGCCAGTACATGGTTCTGTAGTTAATGGAGAATGGAAATCTGGCTCTAGATTTTATTTGCATTCTAGAAATCAAGCAGATGCTTTATTACATGTATTAAATAATTATAAAAATCATTCTATTCGTTTTTCTGAAGGACTAGAGAGACCACATCGCTTCCATGTTGGAGGAGAAGTAGAAATTGCAAATGATGAGATGGTTAATATGATAGCCAATCATATGGGTCTTTCTGGAGACTGGGTTGATAAAGAGGATGTTGGAAATACTAGACCAGGACACGACCTTAGATATGGCCTTGAAAGAAATACTTTAAAAGAATGGGGATGGGTTTCTCCAATCTCGTTTGATAAGTCATTAGAAAAAACTGTTAAATGGACTTTAGAGAATCCAGAATGGCTAAATTAAATGACAGACAAGCCAGCTAGACCATGGGATTTTTTTAATAAAAATGTAGATAGGGTTTCTTTAGAAATATATGAAAAAAGAATGTCTATATGTCAAAGTTGTCCAGAGCTAATTAAAACAACCAAGCAGTGTAAGATTTGCTTATGTATAATGCCAGCAAAAGCTAGACTACCTCATGCAGACTGTCCAATAGGTAAATGGGGTAAAGAAGTAATCCCATTAGATAAAGAAGTTAAATGATTAATTTAAGTAAAACTCTTATGCATCCTGACTTAAATTGTATTAAGGATGATATATACGAAATACAAAATTTTTTACCAGAAAATTTACTTATGAAAATAAAAAATAGGATTAAGTATGCGGTAGAAGAAGATTGGACTGGTTTTAAAAAAGCTCCAGTAGATTCTATGTCTAAAACATATACTGATCAGTGGGATAAGGCAATGTTAAAAATAAATTCTGAAGACATATCAAATGAACTGTGTTACTTGGTAAATAGCCTATTTAATGGTTCACATGTTTTTAAAAATTTTGAGTACATAAGAAGAATTAGGGATAGCAAAACTTTACTGCCCCACTTTGATTCGCAATTAGATATAACTGTAGAGGCTGGATTGGTTATATATATAAATGATGAGTACGATGGCGGAGAAATATATTATACAAATAAAGATATAGTTCATAAACCTAAAGCAAATAGTATTGTTATTCATCCAGCAAATAAGGAATATACTCATGGAGTTAATTCTGTTAAAAATGGAGACAGATATTTCCTTACCCATTTTGCAGATGGTAGAACAAAGGTTAAGAGATGATTAGGTTATTTAAAAAACAGCCATTAATAGAATTCATGACTCAAGTACATAATTTAGAGTATGATAAGGATGCCATACCTAAGCCAGCAAAATCATTTATGCCAGAATGGTGGAAACAAATTCCTTATCTAAGTGATAATGGAGAAATGACAATAAAAGCTTGTCCATCATACCCAGATTTCTTTTCACATGCATTTGTAGTAAGATCATGGGTAAATATAACATTTGAGGCTAAACCAAAAAACAATAAACTTAATATCAAAAAATTTTCTGATAATAGATTTCCAGAGTGGACATTGCATCCTGCTGAGCAGATGTTAGATTATGGTTCTTTTAATGTAGGAGATAGAAAAGTAACAATGACTGTAAAAGCTAACTGTCCATGGAATATAAGAACTCCTAAAGGATACTCAGTTCTTCAACTTCCAATGACCTATGAGTTTAATCAAAATTGGAGTGTTATGCCAGGAATTATAGATACTGACATTCACCCACAAATAAATCAGCAAATTATGGTTCATAGCAATGGTGAAGATATTGTTATTAAAAAGGGCGAACCATTGGCAATGTACTTTCCTTTTAAAAGAGAAAAATGGAAAAATGAAATTAAAACCGTTAATCATGAAGAATTTCATTATCTAGAGCATAAAGGTTTAAGGATAACATCTAAGCATCCAGAAGGTGGCGGATATCGTGAAATGCAAAGAGAAAGAGACAAATCTTGATTTTTAAAAAAGATAAAGAACCTCTGATTAAATTTGTAAACGTTATAAATGGATTAAATCCAGATGAAAAAATTTTACCATATTCTGCAGAAAAATATTATCCTAGATGGTGGAAAGAATTTCCTTTTAATGATAACGATACTCCAACAATTAAAAGATGCCCAGCTATTCCTGATTTTTTTTCTCAAGGATATATAGTTCCAATGTGGATGGATATGAAGGTAACCAGTGACTTTGGCTATGGAGAAAGGGCTAACCTTGAATCTATAGAAATGAATAATCCTTTTCCTTCATGGTCTTTTCATCCAGCAGAACAATTTATTGATAGTATAGATTTTAATATTTCAAATAGAAAACCAGAGATGATTTTAAAAGTTTCTAGTCCATGGTATGTTGTGACACCAAAAGGCTGGTCAACATTAGTTTTGCCACTATGGTATGAGTTTGTAGAAGATTATACTATAGTGCCTGGAATTGTTGATACAGACGTATTGCATCAAATGAATCATCCAATAATAGTACACTCAGATAAAAATACAATTAATTTTACTAAAGGATCTCCATTTATATGTTATGTACCATTTAAAAGAACAAAAATAAATATGGAATTTATTAATAATGATAAAAAAATATCAGAGTATGTTTTAGGACAGCAAAGTAAATGGAGTAAATATAGAAATGAAAGTAAAAATCAATTAGGATCATATAGAAGAATGCAGAGGGAAAGGGATCAAAATGAAAGATAATTTATATTTTTTAACTATACATAAAAATGGGAATAGGATTATAAAGGATAAAGTAATTAACAAAATTTCAAATTCTTTAACAGATATTCCAATTTATGTAGGTAATAAAGGCTGGACTCCAGTTACAGACAATACATTTATTTTATCTACATTTAGGCATCCAGTTCTCAGAACAATCAGTCATTTTTGTGACTATAAAAAAAATATACTTAATGATTATAGTAAGCCAGATATAAAAGAATTTGCACAATGGTTTGATAATAATCAGCAAGCATTAACAAACTATCAATTAAAAAATTTATTTTATATGCCTGACTCGGAAAAAGATTTATTAACTGATAATGAATTTAAAGAGTTAGAGCTTCCACAAAAAATGTCAGATGTTAAAAATAGAATTAGAAGAATAGATTGCCTTGTTAGGGTGGACAATATAAGAAACGAAACCTTACTAAATATTAGTCAAACTATACTTAAAGAATTTAACAGGGATCTTGTCCCGTACCATCCAGAACCTATGCAATACAATATAAATATATTTTCTAGACAATTGGCTATGAGCCTACCAGAAAAAATAAAAAGTCACATAGAATATATAAATGATTTAGAAATGAACATATATAGTACTGATTCACTTTTTAACAAATATTTAGTATAATATATATTAAAGCTAGACACTACACAAGGAGAATAAAATGACACTAGATTACAGTTCAATGCTCACAGACGAGCAAAAGCGCAATATCCTTCAGCAAAGAATCTCACAGTTTGCTGCAGAGGCATACCAACATTCACTAAATAAGCAGACATGTGCAAGCCTTGAGGATGAGGCTGGAGTTGAATCGGCAGACAAGTCTCTCGCCATTCTTGAAGCAGCAATTGCAGTTCATAAAGCAGAACTAGAAGCTCTTCCAGCAGCAGAGTAATATTCTGCTATAATGACATTATGTCATATGATCTTAAAGTAATTAAAGATCATCCAGTCGGATTTTGGAAATTGGATGAGACTTCTGGCACTACCGCTGCAGATTCTTCGGGATGTGCAAATAATGGTACATATGTTGGAGGCATACAGCTAAATCTAATGCCTCTAGTATCTGGTGGCCTTGCTGGAAGTCTTATTAACAATACAAGATATATAACGCTTCCAACAACAAAAGATTATTACGGTAATACAACAAGCGGCGGATTTGGAAATAAAAATACATCGGATAATGACTTCTCTTTAGAAGTCTGGATATTTCCTAAGATAACAACAACAAATCAAACAACCATATTCGCAGATACCACAAATAGTATAGGAATTTATATTCAAAATGGTAATTTAATTTTTAAAGCACAGACAGTGTCTATTGAGCATACTATAAATCAATACAATCAAGCAATTCATATTGTTGCAATATATAGAAGTAAGTCTATAGCTTTATATGTAAATGGTAGAGCGGTATCAACAAAAATACTTACAGATTTTAAGTTTACTAATTCATCTTTATCTCTACAAGTAGGACCAACAGCAAATGCTTCAGATTCATTTATAGTAGATGCTCCAGCAGTATATAGATATGCATTAAGTCCAGATATAATTAAAAGACATTTCCTTGCCTCTATGCCAGTAATTCCAATACAAGTAGTTACTCCAGATAGCGGAGAACTATTTGTTATGTCTGATATGAATATTAAAAGAAATTTTGAAATGATATATCCTGCAACCAGAGATTGGTCAACATTTTATAATGCTAATTTATTTTATGATAAAGTAGATAACTCTATATCATTAATTTCTGATACTGTTGGAACAAGCAAGTCAGCAATTATATATGATAAATTTATTATACCAACAGGAATAGGTCTATCTTCATCTAAGGTGGAGTGGAATGGAACTACTGGTGTTACAATTGAAACAAGTACTGACGGTATTACATATACAGCTTGCGAGAATGGTAGATCAATTCCTGGGTATAGAATAGGAACTAGTTCATTTAATTCTGGCGGAGAAGTATATGTAAAAATAACTCTTTCTACTACAGACTCTAGCAGATATATTCCAAAATTATATGCCCTAAGGTTTAGTTTTTTTGCAAATAAATATATATATTCATCTAATGGCGGAGGTTATATACAACCAATACAGCCTACGGCTGGAACAGTGGATTCCACTATTTGGGACTATGATTTAGGCTCTATTGATTATCAAGTTTTATCAAGAAATACGAAAGCAGGAATTAAGCCATATCCTCCTGGATTTGCTATAAATACTGCAAAAAATATTCAATCTGTGGAGATGATGTTTACTCCATTAAATACTAATACAGAAAACTATTTAGTCTATGGGGCCACAAACCACTATTATTCATGGAATGCTAGCGGTGTTATTACTAAGGGATCTGCAGTTTCTGCCATATATGTTAACGGAGTAAATAGAACTGCAGCTACTAATATATCGACATTTTTAACGGCAGGAGAGCAGCACCATATAATCATAGTATTTTCATCAGCAATAACAACTAGAATCTGGTTTAATGTAAAGGTAGCATCAAACACATGGACAAATGCTGGCCCTAGAAATACATATAACTATCTTGGTATATATGAGTCTCAATTGTCCTCAACTCAAGCATCTCAGCACTATTCTTTATATACAGGCAGGTCTTTAACGACAGCTACAGATCCGTCATTTTCAATTACAGAATCCAGCGTTTCCTTATATAATAGGGACTGGACTGTGATAAAAAGTATCTAGTTTGTCATTTGCCGTGACAAAACATGGACTTTGACTAAAAAGAATGGTAAAATAATATCATATGGACATTAAAAAAATTAACTCTAAGATTCTGGATGAAGAGACCAGATTAGGTATATATGTATGGGAAATGCCAGATGGACGCTGGATTGGCGATGACGACGGTAATTTCTTATCTGTAACAGCAACAAAAGGCAATAGAGTTAAGATGGATGCCCTAGCAAAAGAAGTTAGATCCTATGGAATTCATGAGGGTCAACCGAAGTTTCTTTCAGGTAGACGTAAGATTGATGATGAAGAATTTGAGTATCAGCAAAAGAGACTTGCTCTAGGCCTTGTTCCAGATCCTCTAGATATTGGAAATTATAAGGACGAAATGAGAGCGGCTAATAAAGGAAGAACACGATGAATTATATTGAAGAGTCAGATGATTCAAATGCAATTGAGGTATCAAACGTAGCAGACTGGATGAGATTTAATACTCCAGTTGAAGCTAAATCAGAAGATCCATTTAAGATCTCAGGTGATGATCTTTCTAAGGTTTCAGGTCTAGGACCTTCATTCCGTCGTAAAATGAATCGTGATTTACAGAAAAGATTTTCTGGCATTGACGGAGCAGAAACACAACAAAATCTTATGGCACAGGCAGTCACTGGCTACGCCATGTTTGATCTTATTGAGCCTCCTTATAATCTAGAATATCTTTCACAAATTTATGAAATATCTGCATACAACTATGCAGCAATTAATGCTAAAGTATCAAACATTGTAGGACTAGGTTTTGATTTTATTGAAACTAGAAAAACAATGGAAGCGTTTGATGGAATCAATGATGAAAAACAATTAGAGCGGGCTCGTAGAAAATTAAATAGAATGCGTCAAGACCTGTTTGATTGGCTAGAAGATTGCAATGAAGAAGAAACATTTAAAGAAACACTTATTAAGTTTTATACAGATGTAGAAGCAACTGGTAATGGATATCTAGAAGTTGGTAGAACAACATCTGGAAAAGTTGGATACATTGGGCATATCCCTTCTAAGACAATGCGTGTACGTCGTGAGCGAGACGGATTTATTCAGTTGCTATATGGTAAGGCAGTATTCTTCCGTAACTTTGGAGATCAAGAAACTCCTAATCCAATTGCAGGCGGTCTAGATAGACCAAATGAAATTATTCATTTTAAGAAGTATACTCCAACAAATAACTATTATGGAATTCCAGATATTATTGCTGCATCAAATGCTATGGCTGGGAACGAATTTGCTGGAAAATATAATCTAGACTACTTTGAGAACAAGGCTGTTCCAAGATATATTATCACTGTTAAGGGTGCAAAACTTTCTGCAGAGTCAGAGCGTAAATTATTAGAGTTTTTCCAAGTAGGGTTAAAGGGAAGAAATCATAGATCCCTATATATTCCTCTTCCTCCAGATACTTCTGATTCTAAAGTTGAATTTAAAATGGAACCAATTGAGGCTGGCACTCAAGAATCTTCATTTAACGTATATCGTAAATCAAATAGAGACGAAATCCTCTTGGCACACAGAGTACCTATTAATAAAATTGGAACACCAGAAGGAATTAATTTAGCGGCAGCCAGAGATGCTGATAAGACATTTAGAGAGCAGGTATGCCGTCCAGCACAGGATATTCTTGAAAAGAAATTAAATAAATTAATTCAAGAAATGACAGATGCCCTAGAAATTAAATTTAATGAGCTTACTCTTACCGATGCTGATACTCAGTCCAAGATTGACGAGAGATTATTAAGAATGCAGGTAATTACTCCTAATGAAGTTAGAATTAGAATGGGCATGGTTCCTTTAGATGGAGGAGACGAAGTGGTTCAATTAAAGCCTCAGCAACAGGCAGAAATTAGAACCCAGGCAAATAATACTCGTCGTAGAGATCAGGAAAGACAAAATAATTCTCCAGATATTTCTGGGGAAGGAAGAAATGCTCAGGGCGACGGAAGACAAGTCGAGTAATACTACTCAACCATTATTTGCCTTTTGATATATAACTAGATAAAATAAACTATATGAAAATCGAGAAATCTCTCTGGTCCTCACATGGCGACGATATTGCTTTATCCGTCCCATTTACTAAAGTCAATCGTGAAAAGCGTACCGTATCGGGTTTTGCTACTTTAGATAACCTTGACCAAACAGGAGATCTTGTAACATCAGAAGCAAGTATGAAAGCATTTGAATCTTTCCGTGGAAATATTCGTGAAATGCATGGATCAAATGCAGTAGGCAAAATGGTTTCATTTAAGCCAGAAACATTTTATGATCCTAAGACTGGCGAATTCTACAATGGTGTTTATGTAGATGCATATATTTCAAAAGGCGCACAAGATACTTGGGAAAAGATTCTTGATGGAACACTATCAGGATTTTCAATCGGCGGAAAAATTATAGACTCAGCAAATGAAGTAAACAAGTCTACAGGAAAAACAGTAAGATTTATTAAAGAGTATGCTTTGATGGAGCTATCAGTAGTTGATTCTCCAGCGAATGAACTTTGCAATATCCTATCAATTCAAAAAATGAACGGGCAACTATTGTTTAAAGGTATTGCAGCAGAAACTCAAGTAGAAAACATCTTCTATTGTGAAGATAGTGATTCTGTATTTATCTCGACAGATTCTACATATACATCTCCAGTAAGCGGAAAAGAAACTGCATTGATTGGCTGGATAGAAAGTAATGATGTTAACAAAGCAAAAGAGATAAACAAGATTCTTGATTCATATAAGTAATCAAGATTAACGTTGCCTGATACACAAATTGCAAAACAGGCAAACGCAGAAGGAGGTAATGAAGTGTCAGAAAACACAGAAACTCTAGCAGCAGAAGAAACTCCTGCTGTTGTAGAAGAGGCACCAGCTGTTGTTCCTGCAGAGGAAGCTCCAGTTGTTGAAGAGGCTCCTGCAGAAGATGCAGCAGTAGACGCTTCTGCCGAAACTCTGGAAAAAGCAGCCTACGTATCAGAAGTTGAGGTTGATGAACCTGATTTTGCAAAGATGCTTGGCGACCTAAAAGGCTTTTTTTCAGAAACATTGAATAAGGCTTCTGAGGCAAATGCTGCTCAGGTATCAGCAATTAAAGATACCGTTGAGACATTCAGCAAGAGCGTGGATGGCCGTATTTCAGAATTGGCAGAACAACATGCAGCACTATCAAAGGCTGTAGAAGAAATCAAGAACACGATTGATGGCGTAGAAAAGCGTGTCGATGCAGTAGAATCAGAGACTGCAATTAAGAAGTCCTCAGACCTTGGCGGGTCTCAGGAA